TCCGGCTCCACCGCCGCCACCGCCGCCGCCCCAAATCTTCCCGCCGCTCGACGTGTCGACCGTTACCGCCCGACGCGTGTAGAAGGCGGCGCCGCCAGCGCTGCCACTAGACCCATTGGTGGGGTTGCTCGGGTTCGCGGCACCGCTTCCTCCGGCGCCGCCGTAGCCGCCAGCACCCTGGATCAGGCCGTTGACGATGACATTTACGGTCACACCCACCGGCCAAGAGCCAACGTCGAAGCTTGGAGCCGCCGGAGAACTCGATCCGATCGTCACACCCGCGTTGATGGTGCAATTCACGACATCGCTGGATACTGGAGCCGGATAGAGAGAGTCGTGGATGACGCGCAGGTTCACATTGTTCAAGGGCGCGTCGAGAACGATGTTTCGCGTGCCCGTATCCACCGATGGCACGGACCAGAGCACCTCCTCCGCCTCGATTGACGATGTCCCGTCCATCCACGGATTGTAGCGCGTGACATGGATCGGGATATTGGACTGCGCGCCCGTTGCGTCCTGCACGGTTCCATGTTCGACGCGATACCCGATACCCAGCGTGACGTCCGTGCCGGCGTAGCGCTGCAATCGAAATTGCACATTGCGCGGCGGGTCACGGTAGCGTCCGAGGATCACGGCACCGACGCGATCGGCGACCGCACGGCCGCCGTCTGGAATCCATCGCGACGTGATGGTCCTGATCGCCGGCGTGCCGTAATCGGCCTCTGCATCCTCGTCGATCGACAGCGAGCTGGAGCGATAATTATCGAGGTTCGACAGCGGCTTGGTCGGATCAATCCGGGCGAAATAGACCTGCACGCGCGACACGCGCTTGTCTGGCTGCTCCTTGATCTTCAGCGACTTCTCGACGAAATTGTCCGGCGTGAAGGTGTCGGCATCGGTCACGACCGCGCGCAGCACCTGGAGGCGGAGCTTCTGGGCGGCGACATCATCCCAGATCACCAGCGCCGCCTGCTCAACCAGCTCCGAGACCAGTGTCGCCACCGACGTCGGCTCGCAGATGACTGCGGTATAGACGTTGCCGAGAAACGCCGCCGTCTCGGCCTGCCAATCCGCAAGATCGATCCTGGCCGGGTCGACGCCGGCATAATTGGTCAGGAGATGATGAATGATGTCGGCGGCATCCTGCGCGCTATAGTACACGGCCAACTGAACCCGGTCCTGCGCCCTGTGAGCGACCGCGAATGCGCCGCGCGAGATCGTCAGCGAATCACCCGAGCGCGTGAACGACACCACCTCGTTGCCGCCGATGCAGAGATAACCAGACGTCGGATACTCGGCGTTGCCGATGCCGGACGGCAGCAACGACGCGCTGGTGGCACTGCTGGTGATGTCGGCCGCAAGAAACCCGTTAGACAGCCCAGGCGCCTGCGCGCGATCACCGTCGGCGAGCTTAAGCAGATCCTTGGCAATGATCTGAAACTTGCCGTCGGGATCCGGACCTGTAAAGCTTTCGATGACGAAATGCCACGTTTCCATCTCGGCGAGATCATCGCCGACGATGCCATTGATCCAGCGCAGGCTGCGACCGCGCAGGAATGGTTGGCGCGCCCGAAACTTCCCCCAATACGTCCCCTGAGAATACGGATCATAGGCCCGCTCGGTGCGGTATTTATCGTAACCCTGCCCGGTGTCGGAATGCGGATGATCCTGAAACGTGACGGTGAGCGAGGCCCGCTGGCCAAGATCCTTGCCGAGCGAGACTGTAGCCGGCGAGAAGTCCACGGAGATGACTGAAGGGATGCAATCGATCTCGCGCGGCAGATACTCCGTCGGCTTGGCGAAGCGCAGCGTTACCTCGGACTCGGTGAAGTTGTCGCGGTCCTGACATGTCTTGATCGAATTGAAGCACTTTGCGGCGCCGGTCGTCGGGATCGAAGCCGTGCACGGCGCAACGCCGTAAGTCAGAGAGCAGAACGGAATATCGATCTCGACATAGGTAACGGACTGCGTCATCAGACGATCCCGCTCACTTTGAGATCGAACGCGATGCGATTTGACGGTGACTGCGGCACCGGCATCGGATCATCGATCGTCCAGCAGTAGCCGATTTCATACGGATAAGTGGCCGGCCGCCAGCCGAAGAAGAATGGCGTCTCTGCCGCCACTGCCATGAATTCGTCGCCGCCATGATCGCGGTACCAGGACGGCGATAGCAGCGAGAGCGGAATAGTCGTTTCGCGCCAAGCGCCGAGTACGATGCGGCCAAGGAAGTTTCCGGTCTCGCTGCGGCCGTTCTGGACATTCATCTTCCGCGCGTGTTTCAGCGGCGTGTGCCCGACATAGATCTTGCGCTCAAGCACCAGAAGCTTGCCGACGTAGACCACGGCCGCGCGCGGCAACTTGCCCGTTCCGGCAGCCAACTTGATGTCGACCGTCGCCAACGACTGCGCCGTGAAGCGAAACAGCGCCGGGCTGTCGTCTGGCAGCATAACTTCCTCGACCAAGGCGTTGCCGGAGCCGTCTTCGATCGTGACGGGAATCTGCTCGCTGCCGAAGTTGTGCCGTGCAATGCCGACATAGTCGATCTCGTCGACATATCCCGTCGTCACTGTCAGAAACTGCTCTCCATCAGCGTCCGATCGCCACTCCTCATGCGTGGCCGGGTTGGCAAGGTTCGAGGCTGGAAAGTCCGGATCCTCGTTATCGGCCACGATGTTTGCCGTGGTGACAATGTTGTGCCAGCCGATTACGGGATGATCGAGCGTGACCGGAAACTCCGGCGTCGAGTCGGTCAGGACGAAATTTTGCGAGATCACGAGAGACATCAGGCCGGCACCACGTTCAGGCGATAGCCGTCCGAGAACATGCCGTTCAGGCCATCGATCAGCGCGCTCAGCGCGTCACGCGTGGTCACGATCGGCACCGACATGTTGACGATGTTTTGTGCACCGACGCTGCTGCGCTGACCCTGACCGCCACCGCGGTTAGGCGTGATGTCGATCTGCTCGCCCGGCTCGACCATGGCCTGGAACAGCTTGCTATCCCCACCGCCGACGCCGCCAGGAACGGTCATGGACAAGCCATCCTTGAACCCTGTCGGAACGGACTGGCTCTTGATCTGCGAGACCAGCCGCGCGCCTTGGGCGAGCACGGCCGCCATGGCGGCTATGTTGGCCGGAAACGGCAGCTCCAGCGCCTTTGCTGCACCGGTGAACATCGATATCGTCGCCTGGATCGCGCCGAAAATCTGCGCCGCCTTCGCCATGGCGGAGCTCTCTTTTCCGAACGAAGCCGCGATCGTCGCAAAGCTCCCCGCCATGGAGGCTCCGGCGACGTTCCAAGCGGTGCCGGCGCGCTCGGCAGCGCCCTGCATGGCCTGCTCATAGGTCTCGGCGCTGATCTTGCCAGCGTCGAATAGCGCCTGGATCTTCTGCAATTCGACCTGATAGAGCTGGGTCGGCGTCAAGTTCGATTGCGTCATTTGAAGGCCGGCCAGCGTCAAGGCGTAGTCGGACGTCTTCTGCTTCAGAAGGTCGAGCTGCACCTGCTGCGCGGCGGTGATCGCCGTGTTGTTCGAGCGCGCGATCGACTCCGCTTGCAATTGCAGCTTCATCGCTTCCATGGCGCCAGGAAGTAGGCCATAAGTCGCGACTTCAGCCTTCATCCCCTCAAGCGACTTGCTTTGCGAGGCAATGAACTGATCGACGGCATTCTTTCCGCCGAGAGCCGAAAAATTGAAATCCTTCTGTGCAGTCGACGCTTTTTCGGTCGACGCCGCGGCGGCATCTGCCCCGGTCTGTGCGCCCTTCCACAAGTTGTCGACGATGCCGAATGTCGCGGTCGCGGTCTCCTGGATTCCGGCGACACCGCCCTTCACCTTCTCAAAGGCAGCGGTGAATTCGCCCTTCAGCACCAGCGATATCGCACTCGACACGGTCGAGATGTATTCGGCCAGCGACTTGAAAACGGCTCCGACGATCACACCGCTGGTGACAAGCGCCTTCATTGCGGTCGAAACCGCGGTGAGCGCGGCGCTCAGGAACCCGGAATTCTTGACGGATTCGACCATCGCGTTCGTGATCGCGACCATCGACGGCAGCACCTGGGACATCGACTGTGTGACAAGGCCGGTCCATGCGGCTTTCAGCCTGGTGATGTTGTCGTTGAAGGCTTCAGCGGCCTTGCCGGTCTTCGCGTCTAGGATCAGGCCGAACTTTTCAGCCTCGTCCTTCATCTCCGTGAGGCCATCGCGGCCGTCATTGAGCATGGGGATTAGGTCGGCGCCGGTCTTGCCGAACAGCGCCATGGCGACGGCGGTCTTGCCGGCACCATCCTTCAGGCCGGAGAACCTATCCGCTACTTCGCCGAGAACTTCGTCGGACGATTTCAGCCTGCCATTGGCGTCCGTGACTGAGATCCCGAGCGCGCGGAAGGCGTTGGCCGCGTCTCCGGTCGGCTTCGCCGCCGCCTCGGTCATGTTCTTGGAAAGCTTGCCGACGGACTTGCTGAGCGCCTCGAAGGAGACGTCGGAGAGGTCCGCGGCATAGGCGAGCGCGGAAAGCTGCTCGATCGGCACGCCGAGCTTTGCCGACGCCTTCGAGAGCTTGTCGGCGTCGTCGATGGTGTGCTGTAGCGCGATGCCGATCGCCACGCCGGCGGCGACAACGGCGGCCGCGGCCGCGGCCATACCGGTGGCGACGGCTGAGCCGAACGCGGCCAAGCCGGACTGCGAGTCCTTCAGGCCCTTGTCGAGAGCGGCGGTATCCGCTCCCAACACGACCCGGAGTGCACCGATGATTGCGCCACCAGCCATTTACGGCCCTCAGTTCGGCTTGCCCTTGACCTCGCCGCCGAGCAGCAAGGTCCATTGTTTGGCGATCGCCAGCATTTGGTCGGGGGATTGCGGCTTGCGATCGCGCGTCAGCAGCGCTCGTAGCTTTGGGAACTTCTTCAGCCGCGGGAGGGCCGCGGTGTGGTAGGCGAGCCAAGCCCGCTCATTGTGCTCGCGCGTGAACTGCGCTTGCTTGCCTGCGAAGATCAGGGCGACCTGCCGCGGCGTCTTGGACCAGAAGGCGTCCGGATCGAGCCCGCACGCCACCCAATCCATCAGGAGGGCCGGCCAGTCCCAGCCCGGCGCGGCCCCTGCTGAGGGCCCGGCTTGGCGTCCTTCTTGGCGTCCGGGAAGGCGGCGCCGAGCGCCTCGGTGACCTTCGCCATGACCTTCAGCGCGCCGCCGGCGGATAGGATGAGTTCGCCCGCCTCCTTGAGCGTCAGCTCAGGATGGCCCTCCTGGAGGCCGCTGTGCAGCACCTGACGCACCACGGAGACGGACATCTTGTTGATATCCGACATTTCCGCGGCGATGGCCGGGAAGCCCTTGCCCAACGCCGCTTCCATCGAGCAGATCGCGTCAATGGAGTACCTGAGCGTATAGGTCTTCTCGCCGGCCTGAAGCTCGACTTCGCCCTTATGCTGGTTCGCCATGGGTTACGCCTGCACCAAGGAAGGCTTGCCGGTGACCTTGAAGGTGACCGAGGCGGCCATCTTGTCGTCGATCGGCGCGTCCGGCTCGAAGGCGGTCAGGATGCCGGCGAACGAGAAGTAGGAGCCATCCGGGAACACGATCTGACGGTTCTTGCTCGCGCTGGAGCCGTCGAGGTCGAGCTCGGCGGTCAGCGCCAGCGCCGCGGAGCCGCCAGGCACGAAGTTCAGCTCGAGCGAGACCTCGCCACCATCCTTCAGGCCGGCGATGAACTCGCGCCACGCGCCGGGGCTTTCCTCGTGGGTGGCGTCGACGGTGTCGCGCGCCATCGCCGGCGGCGTGATCGCGGTCACCTCCGCAAGCGTCGTGAACACCTCCGGGGAGGCGCCGTTGCCGGACTTGAAAACCGTGCCGTAGCCGATGCGCGCCTGGGTGGTCATCGCGATTTCTCCATTGTCAGAAAGGGTTATTTCCCGGCTGCAATCTTGGCCGCGAGCCGCTCGGCCTTCCTCGCCAGACGCTGGCGCGCCTTATCGATCTGTCCCGCGAGCGAATCCTTGATGCCGTTCAGCACCTTCATCACGTTAGCGTCGAAGGCTGGCCGGAGATGCGGTTGCGCCGCCTGGTGCGCGTTGCCGAATTCGGTCTGGACGCCCTTCGCCGCCGGGCCCGGCCCGATGTAGACCTCGACGTCGCTCTCTTTGCGGTTCATGCTTTTCTGCCGGCGCGAAAGCTTCGTGCCGACCGTGTAGGAAGCCTTAAGCCCGCCCTCGTCCCGCGGCGCGTTGCGCTCGCCGTCCGCCCTGATGGGCTCGCCCTGCTCCTTCAAGGTCCGCAGCAGCACGTTGCGCGCGGTCGCCTTGGGAAGCTCTGACAGAGCCTCGTCGAGCTCGGCCAGGCCCTCTATTTTGAAAGTTTGCCGCGCCATTTCCCGCACCGGACGGTAGTGTGGCGACAGACGAAGTCCGCAGCCGCCTGCGGATCGACGCTAAGCCACCCCAAATCGCTGAAGAACTTGAGCGCGCCGACATATGCGCGCCACCAGAACGGCAGCTTCACCGAAAGGGTAACCGTGAGCATCGATTCGACGGGTCCAGCCATCACAATTCCTCGTGGTGCACGAAATAGTCCCGCATCACGCCATAGAGTTGCACGACATCGTCGTATAGCTCACGCTCGTCGGTGCAGAAGGCGCCCTGGATGAACACCGATGGATTGCCTACCGCGCCGGTGAAGCCGCTCAGGCAGTCCTTGACCTTGTTCGCCAGCACGGTGGCGGCGTCCGCCGTCGGCGCCCAGGCCACGATCTGCATGCGCGAGCGCGCGTATCCGGAGGCGCCTTCCATCTTGTAGTCGGTGTCGCCGGAAATGCGCGTGTAGACCACGCTCGCGACCTTCACGCCCTGCGGCATCCGGATCGGGTAAACGCGCGTTCCGACCAGCGCCGCAACGCCGGCATCGCCCAGCAGAAGGGACTGAAGCGCTGGGCGAATATCCTTCATCAGGCGGAGACGCCCGAATAGCCGAACAGCAGTTTCATGCTCGTGGTCGACTTGGCGATGCCGATCACGTCGTAATATTCGCCGGTGCCGACGTCGGCGATCGGGCAGATACCGCCGGCCGTGCCGCTGAGATAGTAGGTGACGCCGGCGGTGAACGCGGCGTTGAAAGTGATCTCGCCGGACTTCTGAACCTTGATCGGCTGGCTTGCAGACGCGCCGTTCAGCGAAATTGCCTTGGCGTCGCGCGCCAGCGCGGTCGCGGAGTCGGCATCGGCCTTGTACCAGAAGCCATCGGCCGCCTTGTATAGCGCCTGCCCTGCGGTGATGGTCTCGCCGGCGGTACCGTCTTCGGTGATCGCGCCAGCGCCAGGCAGCACGCTTGCGGGAGTTACGGAGATGTCGACCATGGCTCAGAGTCCTTTCGATGGTGAGATGATTTACGTCGTAGTCACGTCGGCGCGTCGGAGCGTCTTGATCGAAAGATCAACCTGACGACCGACCTCGTCCGCAGAAATGATGTCGTAGACGAGATACCAAGCCGGGCTCTGCGTATTCGCCGCGATGCCGTCGACCGGATAGATGATGCGATCACCAGGCGCGAGAGGCCGGGATGCAGAGGCGATTTCGTGAAACCGGATCGTGAACGTCGTCTCTTGGCTCGCCACCTTCTCTGGATCCGCGAACTTCTCGGCACCCTTCGTCGGCGCCACGAAGGCGAAGCACTTATAGGCCATGTCCGCCCATGTCTCGATAGGCTCACCAGAGCTCGACTGCGTCAGCGTCTTGCGCTGAATGATGATCTGCCGATCGTAGCGCCGCTGCATCAGAACCTCGTGCGGCGATATGGGCTTAGCAGCGCGTCAACAGCAAACGGAAGCGGCGCGACGGTTTGCCCGACGATGACCGCGGTCGGGTTGTCGAACCAATGCCGCACCAGCAGAAGCATCGCCTGCTTGATCGCATCCGGGACGCTGCTAGTCGGCGGATCACCGGCTAAATCCGCATAGCCGGCCTTGTACTCCACCCGTACCGCTGCCGGCATAAACTGCCGAGTATTCGGATACGCGTAATTGTAGACGAACTCAACATACGTCCCGAGATCATCGGTCAGGACGTTGTAATTCGCGCTCGACACCGTCTGTTCGACATTCTCCGTGTCGGTGTACTTCACGCTCGACACCGAGATCACCGGGAACAGCGGCAACCGCAGCCTGTTGCAGAACGCATCATAGTCCTGCCGCCACGTCTGCTCGCAGAGCGCCCGGCCGAGAATGCCAGTCCAACCATCGAGATGCGCCGTTGCGGCGGCAATCAGCCCGTCGATCAGCGGATCCTTTTCGGAATAGCTGATGTCGAGTTGAGCCTTTGCCTCGGTGCGCGTGATCGGCTTGATGGCCGGCGGCGTGACGAGCACAGGACGATACATACGAGCAACCCGCCACAAGAGTGGACGCCCCAGGGCTAACCCCAGGGCGTCATGTCATCAGGCCGGAGGATTTGCCGCCGGCATGCGCAGCGGGCGCAGCACCCACTCCGCCGACACGAAGATATTGCCGGAGTCGTTGCCGGTCGGCGTGATGGTCGCGCGCAGATAGCGCTTGATGCCGACATATCCGATCTTGCGCAGCTCGTTGTCGTCGTCGAACGCGAACCCGGCCAGAGCCTCGGTGCCGTTGAGATATTCATCGGCGACCGCAGCATAGGTCGAGTTATCGTCGCTGTCTTCGATCAGAACAGCGAAGGTCGCGTTGGCGTCGGTGTTGGCGCCGATATTGATCGCCAGCATGGCGCCGTCGTAACCCTTGAGATCCGCAACCGTGGACACGATGGCGGTATTGTCGGTGCGCGCTGCCTGAGGGGACACAGCCCGCTTCAGGTCGAGCCCGTTCATGATGTCACGCATTGAAGCGTTCCTTTCGATGGTGGTGAATGGGAAACAGGAAGGCGACCGGCGGCGTTTAACCGCCGGTCAATGCGTCAGGATCAGGAAGTACCGAACTTCATCAGCTTGATGGCTTCGAAGTTAACGACGCCGCCACCGGTGCGCTTGGTGGTGTAGAACTTCGTGTACGGCTTCGAAGTCAGGTTGTCGCGCAGCACTCGGATGCCCTGCCGATCGACGACCTGGTAAGCCTGCTTGAGGTCACCGAACGCGAGCGAGAGGCTGTCGGCACCAAGCGCCGGCATGTCTTCCATCCGAACCACGGGATATCCCATGATCGTCTCAGGCTGGCCGGCGATGAACGAAGGCTGCCAGAGATAGTTGCCCTGACCGTCCTTGAACTTGCGGATGGCGGTGATCACCGATCGGCGGGTGAACCATGCGGCGTTGATGAGGTACTCGTTCTTGAGCAAGCCCATCAGGTCGTACAGCTTGTCACCCTTCGCCGACGCGGCAAAGTCACCCGAAACGCCAGTGGCGAGGTAGCCGATGGTGCCCCAGGTCACGCCGGAGCCGGAATCCGCCGCCACCGTATAGCCGTTGACGAAGCCGCGGATCTTGTTCGCGGCACCGGTGATGAACTCCGAATTCTCGAAGCGGCCGAATTTCGCGCCGACCTTTTCCATCAGCCAGCCTTCGATATCGATCGAGGCATCATCCAGGAGGTTCTGGGTGGCCTTCGGCTCGGTATCGAGGTTGAACACCGGAATCTTCCACTCGCCGACCTGCGGCGTTGTGGTATCGCCCGAAGTCCCATGCTCGCCGGCATAGCCGACGCCAGCCTCGCCAAGGTCTTCGATGCCTTCAAGGGCATCCGTCGAGATCGTCCGCACGCTGGCATACTGGCGAACCGGGCTGGTCTCGTAGACCTTCTTCACGATCCCACCGGTGGTGTCGGGAGTCACCCACACACCGCCATCCGGGTCCGAGCCGACCGAGAGCGTCTTTACCTCATCGGCAGTCAGCATCTCGCGGCCACCGCGCGCGAAGCTGTCGAAGGCCGACTTGTAGTCCTCGTAGCCCTTAGCATCGAGCGGAGTGAAGGGCCGGCGCCGATCGATGGCGACAGCGTTCAGCACATGGTTGAATTCCTTCAACTCGAGCTGAAGCTTTCCGTTCTCGTCGTTCTTCAGGCCAACGCGGTTGAGCTTCAGTTCGAGCGCTTCACGCTCAGCCTTCTCAGCCTTCACGGCCGCTTCGATCGCAGCCTTGGCCTCGACTGCCGCATCAAGCGACTTCTCGATCTTGCTGAGGCGCTCGACGAGCACCGGATCGTTGGCGCCGCCCTTCGACTTCAGTTCCTTGATCTGCTCGTCATGCGACTTCTGGAACGCGTCGAACGCTTCGCCCTGCTTCTTGAGCAGGTCTTCAATGGTCTCAGGCATGTTGCCTATTCCTTCAGGTTGAGAGTTTTGCGATGTTGCGGCGAATGATTGCCGCCAGATCGGCGCCGTCCTCATCCCGAGGGTCCGTTGCCTTGAAGCCGCCGGCGGCGATTGCCTTGGCAGCAGCGTGCGAGTAACCGCCTACATCCCGTAGGAAGTCCTCGAATTCACGAATGGTGCTCATGGATTTCATGCCCCCCGGTTTTGCCGAGGTGAGCGCTTCGTATGCGCGCTCCATCATGCGCATCATTTTCTTTTGCGACGCCATATCTGTCGGCTCGTCGCCATCCATGTGCTTCTGATGCAAATCGATAGCATCGCCGAGTTCTTTGACCGCCGTTCGCAAATCGCGATCGATTGCCTTAACGGCCCCGATGCGCGCCTTGTCGTTGGCCGGAAACGTCACGATCGAAAGCTCCATCAGATCGAGCTTTTCGAGATATCGGTGCGGCTCGCCAGCCTTCGTGCCGTTGCGAAACTTGATGGTCTTGTAGCCAATCGACATGCCGTCGAGCGCGCCGGCCTTGAGGCCTTCGTAGATATATTGGCCGCGCTCCGTGTTCAGCGCGAAGAGCTCGCCCTCGACCTTCAGGCCCTTGGAGTTCTCCTCCATGGAGGTCCACTTTCCGATCGGCAAGAGGTCGTCGGCGGTGCCGCCGAACATGCCGCCACCGTGCTGCAACAGCATCGGCGGAAGCTTGCCTTTGTCCTCCCATGCCCGCAGCGTGCTCTTGAAGGCGCCCTTTTCGATCACGTCGCCATACGAGTCGACGTTGCCGAAGATCGCTCCATAGCCGGAGAACACCCCCGTCTTATCGGAAGCGAACTTGACCTCCATGTCGAATCGCGCGCGGTCCATCATTCGTCTCCGGCATCGTCCGCAGGTTCAGCGGCTGGTTTCGGCGCGGCCGTAGCGGCCGAAGGTTGCGGAAGCTTGTCGGCCTCCGGCTCGGTCGAGCGGTCGAGGTCTTCGAGGTCGCGGACCTCGTTCTGCGTCAGCCAGCCCTTCGCGCTGCCAGATCCCAAGGCCTTCTGGTAATACTCGGCCTTGTCCTTCGGCGCCGTGCTCATGAGCGCGTTGACGACGAACTTGGTGTAGTAGCCGGCCTTCAATTCTTCCGGCGACAGCAGGTTGACGTTGGCGCTCTGTGAGATGCGCCGGTACATCGGATCGAGCGTGTAAGTCTTGTGCGCCTGGAAGAACTCCGACGCGCTCGCGAACGTCGGAGACTGGTCGCCGGCGTGCCCGATCATGATAGGCCACACGCGCAGCGCGCGGCAGATTTCCTCGATCTGGAACTTGCGCGTCTCGATCAACTGCTGATCGACCGCGGACATAATCTCGTTCGTCAGCTTGGCATCCATGTCCAAGATCATCGGCTTGCCAGCGCGCTCGCCGCCAGGCAGATGCTTGTCCATCCACGCCGCGAGGAAGCCGAACTTCTCAGGCGTCAATTTCTCCTTGACGGCATACACCGCCGACGTCTGCAATCCGTTCTTCTGGCCTTCGCTCTGCCCGCGCTCCAGCGACAACGACAGGCCGATGGCGTTTCGCGCCAACCCGATCGGATCCATCCCGATCCACGAATTCCACGACGGACCGCGCAGATGCCAAATCGCATCCTGGCCGAACTCCTGCTCCTCGCCGGTCTTGCCGCGCACGAAGTAGCGCAGGCTGTAGTCTGGCCTCTGCTCGACGCGCACGCGGCCCGGCTCAATCGGAATGAGTTCGCGGATCTCACGCGCGATCCCCACCCGGTTGACGAACACATAGGCGTTGTACGTCAAGTCCAGGTGGAAGCTGATCGTCTCCAGGAATTCCAAGCTCGTCTGCCAATCATTCGGCCGACGGCTGATCCGCATATGGAGCGGATGGTCTACTGCGATCACCCGGCCGCCCTTGGTCTCCTGGTAGAGGCGGAACGGAACTGAGAGACCTTCGGCGCGGACGCGGCAGCACGCCAGCACCGTGGTCACCGTGAGCGCCGTATTCCAGTTGACAGGAACTCCTGCCTCAGAAAGCCGGGCCCCGTAAACTTGCTTGAACAGCTCAAGAGACGAAGTGATCGCCTGATCGTTCGCCGCCTTCCGCCCGATGAACCTGTCCCAGAAGCCCATGGGCGACGATACCTCTTGGCGCTATGCAGCTTCCCAAAACGATTTCTGCGGCTCACCGTCGTATGCGAGCGCCGCACCCACCGCCATTGCGAGCGCAATTGCGCAGTCAATCTTTTGCGTGGACTTCTCTTTCGTCAGCCAGTAGTTGCCCCAGCGGTCCTTGTCGGTTACCGCGGACATCATCGCTGAGATTAGGACCGGATTCGACTTGATCCGGATCCTCTTTTCGAGAAGCAACTCCTCAAGCTGACGGATGCTCATCGGCATCCAGAGACCTTCCGGCTCACGATCGGCGGCCTTGGCGGCCTCCTTCATCGCATCAGTCGGTAGCCCCTTCTTCGTTCCGCCCTGCGGATGCTCGACGAACTCGACACTTAGGCCGAGCTTGTCGCACTCCGGTTCAAGCCCTCGCTTGAACGCATATCGGTCATAGGCAAGGCAGCGGACGTTGAACTCGTGCGTGGCCTCCGCAATCGCCTGCGCCACATGGAGATAGCTGATGCTGCTTCCCGGCGGCGCGTTCAGGTGGCCGTCCCGCACCCAGATATCGTATGGCGCCTTGTCGCGATCTTGCCGCGTCTTCACCGTGTCGCCAGGTGTGAACGCCTCAATCCACGCATCGAATGTCGGCTTTTTCGCCGTGACGCTCTGGCCGTCCTTCTCGACCTCGACTGTAACGTCACCGGTCTTCACAACAAAGCCGAGCGCCGTGATGTCCTTGTTCTGCGACAGGTCGCAGCCCATCCAAGCGTCGCGTCCGTGGTGCTGCACCACGTCGAACTGAGCGAGGCACGGTTCGAGCGTCGCTCGGGTCATCCACGCCGTGTCGGCTTCAGTCCAAACACAGAAGTGAAGCCGGAGGATGTTGTTCAGTTTCGCAGGGATGTCCTTGCCCTGCTTCACCACTCCGGCGAGGTATTCCTCGGTGATCGTAACATTCAGCAGCGGGTTCGCTTTTGCCCAGCACGAAGGATCCTCCAGAGGATCATCACCAGGATCAAGCGCACACACATAGCTAAAAGTCGTGTCGTCAATGACCTCGCCCAGGTAGAACGGATCATCGTCTTTCGCTTCGCGATTGCCGGCCGCGACGCGGATGGCGTGCTCGTGCTCAGTGTAGCAAACCGAGTTGCGGTCACTGCCGCTGTTCGTGATCATCACCAGCATCGGCTGGCGACGGAACTTGAAGCCGCGCTCCAGTATCTCCAGCACGCCGCCGTCTGGATGCTCGTGGAGCTCGTCGACCAGAGCGAAATGAGGCCTCGGCCCAGAGCCGGTCTTCTTCGTCTCTCTCGACACCGGCCTGAAGAACGAATTCGTCTTCAGGTACGCGATGTTATGTTCCTTGCCTTCGCCGCCGCTGAACTTCAGACGCTGCTCCAGCGCCGGCGATTTCTTCACCATCTTCACCGCGTCGGCGAAGAGGATGCTGGCCTGCTCCTTTGTTGCGCCGGCCGAGTAGACCTGCGCTCCCGCCTCACCGTCCGCGGTCAGGCCGTAGAGCCCGATGCCGCCGGCTAGCGGCGACTTGCCGTTGCCCTTACCCTGCTCAATGTAGGCCCGCCGGAAGCGCCTGGTGCCGTCAAGCTTCTTCCAGCCGAACAGCGAGCCGATGATGAAGTCCTGCGGCGGCGCCGACTTGAACGGCTGGTTATCGAACTGGCCTTCGCTGAGCTTCAGCCGCTCCTCGAAGAACCGCAGCGCCTTAGCTGCGGCCTCCTTGTCGTAGATCAGATCCTTGCGCTTCAGGTCGTCGAGATGGCGCCGACATGCGTTCCGAACGTGCGGTCCGGCTACGATCTTCCCAGCAACCACCGCCTTTGCATAGGCGGTAGCGCGATCGACCGGCTTAGTCGTCGAAGAACTCGTCCTTGTCTTTTTTGCTTTCATCCAGCACGCGATTCCGCTCGTCGGTAAGGCCGAGCTCGCTCATGTAAGCGCGCAACTGGCCGTGCTTCGCTGCCGGAAAACTGGTGGGCCCGTACCGGAATTCGGACCACAGCTCGCAGAACGCGATGGCCGCCGGCTCTCTGGATGCGTCGAGCCACGAAGCCGGCTCGATGTAGCGCTTCCACGCTTCGAGCGCCTGACCCTTCAAGCCCTTCGGCCGCGTCAGCTTGCCGAAGCTGGCGAGCGCCGCCTCGACACCAGCGCGCTGATCGTCCTCTGATCCGTGCCTGGTTACGTTCGTGGTCCCGTCGACCAAGCGAAGGTGCGCAGGCTTTGGCTTTGCGCCGCGCTTTGCCACTTTCCGGTTCCTAACTGTTGCAGATTAGCCATTCCGGGACATCAATCTGCAAATCTGCGAATTTTTGGTCGCCACCGGTCGAGAAACCAAACCTTGTAGACATCGAGACCGGGGGTGGGAGTGTTCTGAAAAAAGAAATCGTCATTTTATTTTTATTTTTGCGAAGCACCATCAATAGGCCAACCATCACTGCCTACCACCTGCCTTGCCCTGCCACCGCGCTCGATGCGCTGCTCGTCTGTGTCGTGGCATGGCTTGCATGATGAGGCGAGATTGTCAGGATCCCAAAATAGTTTTTGGTCACCCTTATGTGCTCGCTTGTGGTGCGCAATGGTGGCCTCGACCACCTTACCTCTGTCCTTGCAGCGCTGACACAAGGGCTCCTTCCGTAGCTGCCCTAACCGAGCTGCCTGCCACCTTGCTGTGCCGTACCATGCGCGCCATGGGTTGTCAGCCTTGCGCCTAGCATCATGCTCTCGGTTGCGTTGGCGTAGGTCGAGAGGCTTAGGCATCGCTTCCGGTCACATGATACGCTCCAAGCAGACAAGCCAACACCGCGCACAAAGGCGCGGACTACCGGTTATTCCGGCGCGCTGCTGTTCCACTTACCGCCCGAAGGCGCGGCCTCTAACCGGGTATCCAGCATGCGACTTCTGTCTAGATTCGAGCGCTATGTGATTTGCGGAAAAGCAACAATGGCTGTTTTGCTTATCCACACGCATCCCACAGGCTAATGCCTCGAAAGCTGAAAATGGCGCTCTCTATCCCCGGCATAATCAAGATCTGGCTGGAGAAAGACGAACAAGCCGAAAAGAAAAATCGACAAGGTCAAAAGAAACAAGCTTCTCTTCAAAAGAACCTCCTGCCTACACACGTCCCGTTGGGTAGGTTGCTATCTACAACCATGAAGCGAAACAAATCAACCAGATCCTCGCTTTCACCCCTTCTGATCGATCGCCTTAACCGGACTGAAGTAGCCGTCTCGATCGCCGTCGGAGATCTTGTCTCCGGCCTTGATCGGCGCCGCCGCCACCCCTTTATAGCCCTGCTTTGCAGCTCGATACCACTTTCCGTCAGGACCGCTGTAAATCGCCATACCAGCGTCCATATCCTCGCCGGCGATGCCCTTGACCATCAGACCTTCTCCAATCGCGTGCCGCTCGTCTCTTCGCGCTCATCTGGCGGAGCAATGAGCACGACTTCAGTAAACGGCTGATTCTCGTCAGGAGCAGCGTGGCGGCCGAAATACCAACGATCCTTTGCCGATGGATCGCGAGGACTGACATTTGAATCCAGAACTGCACCTATCTTTTTCAGCGCCGCTACATCGTCAAAGCCTAGTTCATAGCCAGGAATAACGACACGAGCCGACGGATCGAACTTAGCGAGTTCCGCGATGAGTTCTGCAACCGTCATCTTGATTAGACCTTCTCCAATTGCGCCCCGTCAAACACGACCTTCGTCTTCCGACCGAACAGGTTGACCAGCGCGGTGATCGCCCCCTTGGGATCTAGCGAGTATACTTCCGCCGCGAATCCGCTGAAAGGCCCCTCAGCCACACGCGTAGGCTCGCCTTCGGCGAAGTTGTGCACGCCGCTGATGGCGCGCTGAGCCCGCTCCATCTCAATCCCTTCCCGGCGCCGGATCGCGTTTATGGCGCCCTCCTGGATGGCGCAGGGGATGCCCTCGAAGCGCAGATAGTCCCGCACGCCAACGACCCGCTTTGGAATGCGGAAGTCGTCCACGCCCTCGACCAGCTTGGCGAACAGGTAGCCCGGAAACAGCGGTCGCTCGACCTCGACCTTGCGGCCCCGCCGGACCATGCGCTTCAGCACCTTCGGCGCGTAGGCGTCGATGCCGCGCTCCCGCAGCCCTTCCGCGGCGCGTCCTTCGCGATTCGGTTCGGCCAAGATGATGAACCAGTTCGGCCGCTCGTTCTGCATCATGCCTCGTTCTCCGCCGCTCCAAGGCCGTCCTGGGACGCCTGCACTACCAGCTTCCAAATCCGGTCTCGCTCTGTCGGCCCGACGCCTGACATCGCCTCGGTGATCTCCGACGCGCGGCGCCTGTCGACGCCCCGCGTAGCGCCGATCTCGATCCGCTTGAGAGGCGCTCGGTGTTCAATAACTGACATGACGCTAGGCTCGTTCGGCTGACCGCGGCGCTGAATGTCTACCGTCTCGCCCTTTGCGATTGTGTTCAGTCCATCGAGCAGATTGCGCATCTGCCGTGTGTCAGTAATGCGTCGAGCAATGACGATCAACTTTCCGACCTCAACAAGAGCATCACTATCGTGCATCTGCTCTACCCCGCTCTGCCAATTCTGAAGTCTCATGAAAGACACCGTGACATTTCGAACAAAGCACTGTCAGATCCTCCGGTAGCTCCTCGCCCCTACGCACATATGTACGATGGTGAACTTGCAACCGCTGTCCCGAGCAGCAGACTTGGCACCTAAAGCGCGCCCTCTTCAACGCTGAAGAACGAACATTCTGCCAATGCTCCGTTTGCAGATATTGCCTGTACGGCATACCATTCAAAAATCTGAGATTGCTATCGCGCTCCTCTCGCTGGCGCGATGCGCAACAATCAAACTCATACTGCGCCAACGAATAGACGCCGCGCCTGTCAAAATCCCGCTTCTTGTCGACGATCGCCTTTAGCTGAGATCTAGACCTTGCCTCGATATCCCCATCGCAATACGCGCATGGCCACTCAACCTTGCAAGGACCAATTACTCGCAGCAGTTCATGCTGATTTTTAAAGCCAAAGGCCGCGATAATCTCGTTAATTGGGACGTCGAGGCTCCAATAGAACGAATTGATCTCCATCACTTGGCTAGGACTAAACCTCACGCTGCGTCCTCCGATGCTGGAGCGATGCGCTCGCCGAAATCGTTGAAGCCTGGCGGAAACAGGGTCGGGCAAAGCGCCGCGTTGTCGACGATCGTCCCGTCATTGCGCTTCTGCTTGCAGAGGAACAGCGGCCTCTCGCCGCGCTCGCGCCGCACCACGTTCCAACAGGTGTGTTCCAACGTCCCGCCGACGACGATTTGCCACTCGCTGCGATCCTCGACTGGCTCAGCAGGCTTTTCGGCAGCCGGCCTCCAGTCCGGATCCTTTTTCAGCTTGAATTCGAGCCACCTGTCACAGAACAGCTTAAACGCCATGTCGGGGTTGTAGCTCTTCGCGCCCGTCGACATGCTCAAGGCGATGAACTTGCTCAGCTCGGCATTCAGGTCGGCCTTTTTCATGCCGAGGCTGTAAGCATATTCGACAGCTCGATCTGACGGCTGGTAGGTCTCGTCGATCTTGGTTGGCTTGCCTTCCTCAATCACCTTCAAATCAGGGCGAGCGAGTTGCGGTCCCTCTCCCTTCCTAGGTACAGGTACAGGTACAAGGTCAGCATCGAGGCCTCGCGAGCTTTCGCGAGGATGCTGCGAGGCGTCGCGATATTCAGGCAAGCGAGACGGAGACGGGCGATCAATCTTCTGATGCTCCAACCACTTAACGATTTCCAGATACTCTGACCCGTCGACCACGTATCGGCGTATTTGCTTTTGCTGCTCCAACTCGGCCAACCACCCATCAATGAGGCCTGGAGCATCGTCGTCGTATGGGTAAAGAAGGCTCGCGAGCAATCGCGAGGCCGCGCGAGCCCTCCCAGCATCGTCAGCGACGGTAAAAAGCTGGATGAAAAGTAGGCGCGCATCGCGGCTCAGCCGGCCGATCGACTGAGACTGCGGAAGCTCCGGCTTGATGGTGCGAATCCTAGCCATCGATCTTCGTCCGCTCCTGCAAAGCCAAGAAGGCACCGCGCAATATGAGCCGCTTGGCCGTCGTCACGCTCACCTGAAACATCCCCGCGACCGCCTTGCGCGCCTCTGCGTTCGTCAGGTTTTTGCTCACACCGAGAGCGAGGCGCGCCATGTCGTCACGCTTCTCTTTCGGGATGTGGCCGTTCTCATTTTGTTTCACGTGAAACGCCTACACGGCAGTGTATTTGAAGACCTGAAGCCCCAAAGCGTAAGCGGTCGCGACCTCGGCTTGCGCACCCTTGCTCTTTTCCCAGCCCGGCAGCACGGCCACGGCGTCCGCGTGGAGGCAGATGAACTCCAGGTCGTCCTTGAGCGCCTCCCGAAGATTGAAGCCATGGACGGCCGCCGCTAGCGCTTCGTCGCCTGCTTCGTTGCCCTTCGATATGTCGACGCCGTGGTGCTCGATGTCCCGCTCCGCCGGGTTGAATACCGTGTGGCCTTCCGCGCGCAGTCGAGCCGCCGCGGTGTGGAAAGCCGGGAAGTTGAATTCTGCGATGCCGCGCATCGGCCCCGCCACGTAGATCTTCATTTTGACGCCCCTTCGAACAGTTGGATTTGCTTTGGAGCCGCCGGCAGCGGCACGAACATGTCAGGGCGCGCCAAGGCGTCCGAGATGCGCTCCGCGGCGATGTCGAAGTACCGGCGATCGCGCTCAATGCCGATGAACCGCCGACCAAGCCGCACCGCGGCAACGCCAGTCGAGCCCGAGCCCATGAACGGATCGAGGACCATGTCGCCCGGATTCGTGAACTTCTCGACGATCTCGCACATGAGCGAGATGGGCTTTTCGGTCGGATGCTCGCCGTGGCGATCGGCCTGGTTTGTCAGGTGCGTGAAGACGTTGCGCCCGCCGCCCTCGTTCCAACTTGAAAAGCCCTTCCCGCACCATGCGGTGACGAAGCACTCGGCTCCCATGGCTGGCCCCTGCCCGTTGAACTGCGGCGCGCTGTCCGGCTTCACCCAGATGCAGGCGCGCTTGTAGCGAGCTCCAGCGGCCTCAATAGCGTCACGCCACGGCGCGACGCCCTCCGGCGTGCAGAACGCGATTAGCCAGCCCGAGCACCGCTCCACCAGCGCGGCTGTCACCGGAGCCCGGATGGCCTCCACCGAGCTGAAATCGATCGCCTCCAGCTCGGCAGCGCCGTCGGCGCGCAGCTTTCGCGACCGCCTCTGTTTGGCGTCGTGCATGTGCTGCTCATACGGCGGATCGCCGATGACGTGGTCTACAGGCCCAAGCGTTGGAATGACGTCCAAGCAGTCGGCGCAATAGAGCCGCACGTTATCGGACAGCGTTTCAGCTCCCACGATTGGCCTCCCGAATATGGAACAGCCGGTTTGCGACCTGCCATTCGAAGACATGGAGCTGCTTCGCGATCGCGTAGGTGTCGAGGCCCTGCTTCCATAGAGCCACGATCAGGCCATCGTCGACGTCGGTAAGCGGCTCTGGAGCGTGCTGGAGGCGATGCTTCACGCGCGCCTCCCGTGGAAGACGCCGCTGCGATAGACCGGATAGACATGGGCCTTCTTGACCACGTCGGTGGCGCATCTACGCCTCCCGACCTCGCCGAGCAGGACGCCGTCTTTCATGGCGCGCCGCCAGACACTGCCTGCCGCATTTGGGTGCAGCGGCTTCACCTTGACCAGCGGAAGGACGTCGTCAGCGTGGACCTCGCACTGGCGTCGAGCTACGTAGCAGATCGCGGCGTACAGCGCATCGCAATAGCTCGACCCGGACAGAACCTCCGCGAACTCGGCCTCGATCATGCCCGCGTCGCGCGCCTGCACGGCCTGGCGAGATGTGTAATCGTCAAAGGAGAGCTGTTGCGCCATGCTCAGCCCTCGATTGCCACCTTGAGCGCGTGCACTTCGGCAGCGATCATGGCATCTCGATCGACCATCTCAGTGATTTTTCGTACCGCATGCAGCACCGTGGTGTGGTCTCGGCCGCCGAATCTCCGGCCGATTTCCGGCAGGGAGCGCAGCGTCATGGTCTTCGCCAAATACATGGCGACTTGCCGCGGTCTGACGATGTTGGCGGTGCGTCGGGACGACATGAGGTCAGCACGCGAACAGTTGTAGCTCCGCGCCACGACCCGCTGGATGTCCTCGATCTTGACCCGACGCGGTTCGATCGGAGACAGCACCGAATGCAGAACCTGCTCCGCTTGCTGGACTTCGAACCGTCCTGATACGAGATGCATCGCGTGAGCGACCAAGCTCGTGCCGACGCCAACCATCGCGTGCCCGCTCCGGCCAGAGGTGTTCTCCGCAACGAAATCGAGAACCTCGGCAGATATCTGCGGGGCACAGTTGCCGAGCACCGCCCGGCGCTCCGGACACCCGAGGCGGCCGAGCTCCAAGACGAGGCCGCCTGCGAGGCGTGATTTCGTCCTGTCATCCGCATCCAGCTCTGCCGGAGGTCGATCGGCGGTTATGACTACCTTCTGTCCGTAGTCGATCAGCGTCCGGATCAACTGGAAATATTCGGCCGTGGCCTTCCGGTTTCCGAGCACCTGGATGTCATCGATAAGGAAAACAGATGCGCCGCGCAGCGTTTCCCGCAAGGATACCGACCTTTGCGATTTCATGGCTTCTGCAAATTCATGCATGAAGCGGTCTGCGGTTAGATAGATCGCATCCGGATTGGCGTGCGCGATTGCCTGGATCAGGTGCGTCTTACCGAGTCCAGAGTCGCTAAAGATGAACAGTGGGCTATAGGCCGACGTCTGGGATGGCTCGCTGTCGGCGACCTGCAAAGCGGCAGCGTGCGCCAGTGCGCTCGATTTTCCGACCACGAAACGGTCAAACGTCATATTCGGATTCAAGGACGACCCGAGCGGCGGCTTTGGCACCTGTGCCTGAGGCTGGACCGAGAGGCCGAGAAGCGGGCGCGGCACCCGAACCGGCTCATCCTCTGTCGGCCGGCCACCAAAGAATTTAGCACGGCGGCGAAGGACCGCTTCGCGCCGCTGCTCTTGTGTCATCTTCAGGTACGGATCGTCCTGCACAAGCTCGGTGAACGCCTGCATTGCCTGCATGGTCCCTGCCCTTCCTCGTTAAGAATCCCGCCCCGCTCTCGCGAGGTGATGCGCGAGATCAGTGCTCAGCGCCGCCGCGTAGCCAGCGGACGAGCCGGGTAAGGCTGGCCCGAATAGAAATCCTCATCCTGAAGAAGCAGGGCAGCCGCGTTCGGCGATTGGTTGGCGTCATCGAGCAATTCCCGGAGTTTGCGGCGCTGCTTGCGTTCGGCGGTGGCAAGATCAACGGACGCCATCCACGCCTTGAGCTTCATCCACCAGCGCGGCGTGTTGTCCGTCATCACCGCTGCAAGGAATTCGCGGCCCCATTCGCTCTGAAGCAGCGCCGCAAGCGCGTCACCTGGAATTGTCGCCTTTCCGGAGAGCCAGTATTCGCAGTTGCGCAGCGAATATCCCGTGATGTCAGCAAGATGCAGCGCGGTCTTCACAGGGAAAACGGCCCGCGATCTCTGCATGAGTTCGACCGTCAACCGCAGAGCTCTGCGGCGCTGACCGCAACGATCTGCGGTGACGTAATTTGCGCGATTATCCGATATGGCCTTAGCTGGCGCCATGATGACTTACACCCCTGATTTCGAGATTGATGGTTGTTGTTCCGCGATAACGCTCGCGGCTGCGACTCGGAACGTGCGAGAGTTTTTGCGAACGCGATCAGCGGTCGCCACCGACGCAGAACCAACGGCGGCAACCGCTTCACGGACCCGGACTCCCCTCCGGATTTCAGAAGAAAATGCGGAGGCGCCTCGTCGAGGCGCCTCCGCCAGTGACGACGCGCCGGGAGGAAACATGGGGGGTGAGCGCGTCGGTCTGAAAAGGTTGACGGCCGCCGCCGGCGAGCCGGGCTGGTGGACCACGGCGGCGGCCGTCTGCTTCGCCGGATGGCGAACTGAAAAACCCAAGAGGATCTGAGGATGGCAAACAACCACACGATCAAGGCGCCGTGCCCCGTCTGCGGGTGCCGCACCGCGAAGCTGGCGCGATGGTTTCGCGCTGTCCGGATGCTGGTGCGCTACATCGTCGTGTACGCATCCATGGACGGGAGGCGCTGACATCATGCCGCGCTCGCCTCCTGCCGGGATCGGATGAAGTTGCGGACGCGATCGATCGTGACAACGCTCGGCAGCCGACCCTTGCCAAGGTCGCCGACGAAGTTGCGATCCTTCAGGGCCTCCCAGCCAAAAGCGCTGGCGCTCATTCCCGCCTCGCGACAGAAAGCATCGATCTCAACGACAAGGGCCTGAATGGACGGGTGCAGCGTCATGGCTGACCAGAATATAGGGACTTTCCTATCCGTCAAGAGGAAAAGTCCTATTGGACAGGGATATAGGATAGTTCCTACAAGTTTAAGCTATGGATGCAGTGCGGAAATTGATTCTGGAGAAGATCGCGGAGCGCGAGACCAACATGGCCGAGGTCTCTCGGCGCATTGGGAAGAACCATGCCTATTTGCAGCAGTTCATTTATCGGAACATTAACCAGGAATTGCCGGAGAGGACCAGAATTGCGCTTGCTGAGGCGCTCGGCGTGGGTGAAGCAGAACTAAAACCGCCGTCTCTAAAGGAACATAAGAACGGTTCTAACACCGCAGCCGTAGGACTACCGCCACGGGACAATTTAGTTGATTTAAACGCTACACGGGTGTCACAATTAACCCGCGATAAAGACCTGATCCGGCCGGCCGCAGACCTATTTGGAGCCGCGGATTTGCCAGTTTTTGGCACGGCCGAGGGGGGCAAGGGGGCGTTAATTGTGACAGACCAGGCGGTGGACTGGGTGGTTCGGCCGGAGCCACTCCTCCGGGTCCGGGACGGCTACGGCATCATCATCACCGGCGATTCGATGTCACCGGCGCACGAGTCGGGGTCGACCGCCTTGGTTAACCCGCATCTGCCGCCGCGCGCCGGCGACACCTGCGTTTTCCGAGCGCATGGCGACGATGGCACCGTTCACATGTGCATCAAGAAGCTCGTGCGGATCACCGAGGACGCCTGGCACGTCATGCAGCACAATCCTCAAAAGTCTTTCAAGTTGAAGCGTTCGGAGTGGCAAGAATGTCACGTCACGGTCGGGAACTATTCGCGCCGCTGATTGCGATCGCGCTATCCACTCCGCTCATCGGCTGCCAGACGAACGCCTCCACCGTCGCCGACGCGGCACCACCCGACGCGCGCGCGGCGATCCTGTCGAGCAAGGGCAGCCTTTGGAAGGATCCCGACAGCATCAAGAACGCCAGCATCACGGCGCCCCGCAGGCACATGGGTTTCATGTGGCACGTCTGCGTCAGGGCAAACGCGAAGAACAGCTTTGGCGGCTACACCGGCGAAAGAGACATGCTGATCGGGCTCTACGACGACGGCCGGCCGCCGGCAGTTCTTATGGCCGACGCCACCGGCTACTGCGACTACCCGCACGAGCCTTTCCCCGAGCTGAATGCTGGTTATAGCCCCACATCAGCCAGCGCCCCTCGCCGCCCCGACCGAACCTGAAAATAGTACCTTTCCTGCCCAGGAACATTTTTAGAACCTCTATATAGGATTTTTCCTATTGACTGAATAGGAATAGTCCTATAGTGTCCTCCCAATCGAATTGGAGAGGACCGATGAGCGTCAAGCAGCTCGCACTCGCCACTATAGACGCGGCTTTGATCGGCTTCTTTTGCTGGTCGGTCTATGTCCTCTGCGGCCTCTTTGCCGGAGCGGCGTGATGTGGACCGCGTTCATGCTCTGGATGATCTCACAGGAACTCGGCCTTATCGCCGGCATCGAGATTGCGCGCGCGCGAGGTCGTCATGATGACTGATCTCGCCCCTGAGATGGTCGACCTGCTGCGCGCAGGCGCTGCCCATGACATCGGCAGCGTCTGCCGCCCCGGACAGGTCCGGAAGCTCTGGCCCGTCCTCCGCGAAGCCGAGCGGCTGAAGCTGATCGTATTCCTCGACCTTGAGCGCCCGATCATTACGGACATGGGCCGGCGCGCCATTGGCGCCCCGACGCAGGCTGACGCCGACCGCGCGCGCCTCGTGGCGCTATGCCGCCGCAAGCCGCTCCAGCCTCGCCGCAACGAGGATCCGCGCACGGACTTCGATTATCGGTCCTACCAAGCCATGGGCTACGTCTGCACGCTTGTCGTGCGCCAGCCGGACGGCCGCTACAACCCGACAACGGTGCGCGTCGGTAAAACCCTGACCAGCGACCCGCAATTCCTCGGACCGCGGAACGCGATCATCCTCCCGGAATGCGAGGGGACGCCGTTCGTTCTCGCGCTGATGCCGAAATGGCTGCTCGATCGCGCCGGCTTCCCGACCTGTCCTTTCCCGCTGGATGACGAGGACGCGTCTTGGTCCGCCGACGATCGCGCGACCTGGGACCGCCTCCGGCAGGTCTGCATGTCCGTGAGCATCCGCATCCGCCGCGGCGGCAATCGCCAGCCAACCGGCAAGCTTGCCTATGGAGAGTATGCCTGATGTCCAACGTCGTTCCGTTTCCGCATGTCGACGGCGCCGCGGCGACGTCGAGCACAAACCTCGGCCTTTCGCGCGCAGAGCTCCGCGACATTGCTTGGCGGAACTACTACGCCGCAGAACGGCGCCTCGGCACAAGGCCAGAGATCGCCCATCAGCGAGCCGACGAGCACGCTGCGCGCTTCGAAGAACTCCTGGCAAACGTCGGTCACATCATGTCGGAGGTTGGGTAATGGACTTTGCTCTAGGTCTTGCGCTTTTCATCATGGGTGCGGCGTTCGGCGGCTTGGTCGTGCTCGCGCTGATGTCGGACCGACCACGCTACGCCGAGATGCACTCGTATCGCGACGACATCGAACAGCGGTCGCGGAGAGTCCAGTGATGGGCCTGCGGCAGCGCGACCCCCGGCAGCGAGACGAGAAGCATCTTGACTTCGTGCGCCAGCAGCCGTGCTGCCTGCCGTTCTGCCGGCGCCAGGCCGAGCCCGCGCATCTCCGCATGGATAACCTCGCGATCGGCAAGGAGCTGACCGGCAAAGGCGAGAAGCCTCACGATCGCTATACGGTTCCGCTGTGCCCCTACCATCACCGGATTGGCGTCGACTGCCAGCACAACAGCAACGAACGCGAGTGGTGGGAGATGCGCGGCGTCGATCCGTGGAAGATCGCCGCCTCGCTCTGGATCGAGTCCGGAGGCGCCGCGCGTGCCCTGGAGCCGAAGCCAGCGCCGCGCCCCCGGAAGATCAAGGCGCGCAAGCCGAAGGACCAACGCGCCAAGATCCCCGCCGGACGTCCGTTGCGCTCGCGCGGATTCGAGAAGCGAAGACAGGAGGCGCGGCCATGACGCTCTACGAAGCATTCATGCTGTGGCTGATCTTCAACGAACTCATCGTACTGGCGACGTTGTAGCTATGCCCCTCGTCATCATCTTCCTCGGCGTGATGCTTCTGTTCGGCCCGCCGACATGGTTTGTCGGCGTCGTGCTGATCATCATCGGCGCCGTGCTTGCGGTGCTGCGATGATCAGCCAGCCGGTCATCAACCAAACGATATTCTGGCTCGTCGTGTTCATCTTCTCGCTCGGCATCGTGACGGCATTGAACGCTATCCGCTGCTTGGTGCTGCGGCTCATTAGGAGGATTTGACCATGGGCGGGATGATGGCTGCTGCGTACATATTCGCATGGGGGGTCTTGATCGTGGTTGGAATCACGGTTGGCTTCATCTTGATCGATGTCGTCGTCAGGATCGGGAATGCGCTGGGATTTGGGGCCTGATGGTCCCGCTACGACACCATTGATGCATTGAAAGAAAAGATGAATGTCCTCGACCTCTTCAGCGGAATTGGCGGCTTCAGCCTCGGGCTCGAACGAGCCGGAATGCGAACCGTCGCGTTCTGCGAGGCCAACGATTTCTGCCGGCGCGTCCTTGCCCATCACTGGCCCGAGGTTCCGATCTTCAATGACGTCCGATCTCTCACCGCGCAGCGCCTTGCTGCCAATGGAATTGCCGTCGATCTCATCGCCGGCGGCTTCCCCTGCCAAGACGTTTCGCAAGCGGGCCGCGGCGCCGGTCTCGACGGCGAACGAAGTGGTCTCTGGCACGAATTCGCTCGGCTCATTCGAGAACTCCGACCAGATTGGGTCATCGCTGAGAATGTTCCTGGTCTCCGAACTCTCGGAGCTGACCGGGTACTCGATGACTTGGAAGCGGCAGACTACACCGCGAGGCCGCTCGTGGTGGGTGCTTGGCACGCCGGCGCGCCGCACAGGCGAAACCGTGTCTGGATTGTCGCAAACGCCAAGACGGTGCAGTGGGCTCCGGTCGCGCGGCATCAACCAAACCGAGATCACGCGCTGGCTGTTGCCGACGCCGACGCGATCAATGGGCAGCCAGGGGCCGCGGAGCGGAGACCGTCCGTCCAAGGAGGGGAAATCGCTTCGCGACTTAGCGAGTGGCGAGCTTGGAACGGCGGCCCTCCTGACCTTAGTCGAGTGGATGATGGGTTACCGAAGGGACTGGCTGAGAGTGCTTTGGGCGCCTTCGGAAACACTCTTCTCCCGCAAATCCCAGAAATCATCGGACGCGCGATCATGACCAGGTACGCGCTCTCATCGCCAGTGCTCTGAACCACTACAAACAAAGGGGAATTTCTATGTCGGAAGTAACTTGGAAGGTTGGAGATTGGGCCGTTTTCGACCGCGGTATTTTCCAGATCAAAGAAATCCGCGAAAGCGGATCGATCGAGGTTTCGGACGGCGTATGCAGCACGTTTGGGTATCTCAGTGACAGGCTGCGCCCTCTCACCCTCCGCAACAAGCGGATCGGAGAATGGTTCGATTTCTACTATCGCGAGCTTGGCCGCATCAACGGAGAGCGCGGGTTCAACTATCCGGACATCAATCGTCACTTCAACGAATTGGCGCTCCGCGCGATTGACGGATCCGATGAGGATAAGTCGCCTTATGAGCAGGCGACCGACTTCGTTAGGATGGCCCGTGACTACACGCCCGTAATCCAAGGCGTGCCGCTCTTTCGAGCGGCGGCATAACCAGTCACCTCTCCGAACCATTCAACGGGTGAAGCATGAAGCCGTTCTTTATGAAGTTCAGGCAAGGCAAGGGCGACGCGGAGCGCGACGTCTACGTCAACATGAGCCAGGTTTGTTACATCGCGACGGACGGAGCGAATGGATCGGTTCTGACGTTTGCAGCCGTCCTTCAGGACGAGCCGGCCTATCTCTGCGTGAACGAGGCGCCAGATGAGATCGGCGCGCGGCCGGAGTGGCGGCAATGACGGGGGTTCACGACGGCTCCGCTGAGAGTGAAAGTGAGCCGCGCGTGGTGTGCCGCTTCTCATGCGGCGCGGCCTCCGCAGTGGCTACAAAGCTCGCAATCGCGAAATATGGCATCGACCGCGTTGTGATCACATATTCCGACACCGGCTCGGAGCATCCGGACAATCTTCGTTTCCGCGCAGACTGTGAGCGCTGGTTCGGAAAACAAGTGCAGGTTTTCAAGTCGGACAGGTTCAAGGATACATGGCACGTTTGGGAAAAGGAGCGCTTCATCACCTCGAAGCGTGGCGCGCCGTGCACTGGTGCTCTCAAGCGCGAGCCTCATTTTGCGTTCGAGCGCCCCACCGACATCATGGTTTTCGGCTACACCGCCGACAAACCGGACCAAGTTCGCGCTGCTAATCTGCGGAAGCAGAACTTCGAGAGAGCGATCGAGACGCCCCTGATCGACGCCAGCCTGACGAAGGCCGATTGTCTAGCCATGATCGCGCGCGCCGGCATTGAGCTGCCTGCAATGTATAAACTCGGCTTCCAGAACAACAACTGCATTGGCTGCCCGAAAGGCGGCATGGGCTACTGGAATATGATCCGGAAGCACTTTCCGGAGCAATTTGAACGCATGGCGGCTTTGCAGAGGCACCTCGGGCCTGGATCATTCTTCTTTCGGGAAAAGGATGAGACGCGGTTCGGCCTTGATGGCTTGCATCCCGATCGCGGCGACATCCGAACGGAGCCGAATATCGAGTGCTCCGTGATGTGCCACACCGCTGAACTTGAGATCGCCGAGGCCGCAGAATGATCAACAGGACCGCTGAAACCATCAGATTCGATATCTTCATGGCCGGCGACATCGCGCAGGCCAAGCAGGTATGCCGTGATTTCTGCTTCTCCGTTGGCCTGTGTGTCACCGTAGAGCCCGTCACCTTCATCTACACAGGCGGTGAGGAAGCTGGCTTCCGCATCGGTCTGATCAACTACCCTCGCTTTCCGACCACGCACGAGGCGTTGCGTGAACGAGCATTAGCGCTCGCGGAGAGCCTGATGCATCAACTTTTTCAGCAGAGCTATTCGGTCATCGGCCCCGATCAAACCGAATGGTTTTCACGGAGGCCGGCCGATGTCTGACACCTGCGAATGCGGCTTTGTGCCAGACGCGTGTGCGGCCAATCTCTGCCTCCGCAAGAAAACCCACTTGGCCGGGCTGTTGCCGGGTAGCAACTGGCCCAATACCGGGTCAGCAGGGAACGCAACAGAGACAACCGGGGACGGGACCGGAAACGGCCGCACCACCAAACCTGAATTGACAGGTTCACCCAGCGGGACGCCGCAAGGGGCCGGTAATTTTTCAGAGCGATGGGAGATCGGCAAGAACGGCTGGGATGCCTCCGACGAAGCCGATCCACGGGCATGGAACGATATTCATGTGATGCGCCGAGATATCCGGCAGCGGGAGGCGCTTGAAAAGGCCAGCGCGATCCTTTCCCTCGCCGCCCAGCCGCCGGCTGCTCCGGTCGAGACGGCGCACATGACCTACAACACGATCAAGGCGGCGTTCGACGAGTTTCGAAAGACCGTCACTGTCGTTGAGGAGAAGCCGAACTTCAACAGCTTCAGCCAGGGATATGTCGCTGGCTGGAACGCCAAGGAGGCGGCTCAATGCTCCTCTGCCGGGACCGGCGAAGCATGGAATCCGACAGACGAGCAGGTCCGCTCTGCCTGCATGTGGTATCGGCACGATATGGGCCTGTTGACGGTCTCAGAGGCCGCAGCAGTCAAGACTGAAGCACGCCTTTGGCTCCGCGCATGGCAGAAAGAGATCGCTGGCATCAGAGCAGTACCGCAGTCATTGTGGCAGCCCATCGAGACGGCACCGCAGGACGGAACGCGCATCTTGGCGACTGGAGGCGGCCTCGGGAAGGAAGTCGAAGCCGTAACCTACAATGAGCGCGTCGGCTGCTGGAGCGCGGAAACCTGCACGCTCGACGACACTGACCATGAACCCGATGGCTACAATCGTCCGACGCACTGGCAGCCAATGCCTGACGCGTCCGCGCTTTCGCGCCCGCAGCTCGAGGCCGGGAGCACAGAGTTGCCTTCGCATCAAGGAAAGGCCCCATGAAAATCGCGCTCTACATCGAAGACGGACTTGAGCAGATCGTATTGACGCCGACCTCGGACACCGAGGAAGCGATCCTGGAGAAGATCCACGACGGGTCGCGCCAGTTGTCGATCAAGCGTGGCGAGTTCTATGGCTGCGCCGGCGGATGGACCCGGCAGAAGAAGCGGTACAATTCGCCGTATTACAGCGACGAGCCGAACGACAAGAGCACGATGATCATCTTGCAGCCGGCTCCCGACTGCCCCCAGGACACCACGGAGCCGTCCAATGGCTGAGATGTCGCGCGACTACGTCATCCGCAAACGTGGATACTTCTACCGACCGGAAGCGCAAGGCTATTGCGCCGACGTGCGCGACGCTGGCCGATGGACCTACGAAGACGCCATCGCATACCAGAAGGGTGTCGAGGGCGTAACCGTTCATCATTTGCGCGAGTTTCCGGAGCCGCTGCCCGAAGGCTCGTTAGGCTCCGAAATGGAGGCACTGCTGCGCGAATGCCTTGCCGACTATGGGCACCCGAACTTCACGGATCGCCGTGGCATGGCCGATCGCATCCGGGCCGTACTCAGTCGTGTCAAAGGAGCGTGAGATGGTGGCTTTTTCGACCATCAAGCCTGGTGACGTGCTTTGGGATTGCCATCGTCAGAAAATGGGCAACACCAGAATGTCGCAGATGGGCTCGTGGCGCGTCGTTGTTTACGAGGTAGACCAGGAGACACGAAGCGCCCTGGTCTCCTGGAACGGAAACCCGCGAAAGGTCTGGAGCGAGCGCAAGCTGAAGTCGTTGCGGCGATCCAGGCCGGGCAGTCGCCATCCTGTGGGAGGAGGGAAAGAGCCATGCTGATCACGGCGAAAGAGGCCGCGACTAAACGTTGCCAAGAAGGATTTGCGTCCGCCCCGGTTATGAACAGCGGTGGCGCTAGCATGATGGTAATGGCCGGCAGTTGCTTTGCGCAAGCCACATCTCCGATGTTCTGCATCGCGGGCCAGTGCATGGCTTGGCGGTGGACTGATCAGCGCACACTAGATGGCGGCTTGCTCGGCTTCTGCGGGAAGGCTGGCCCTGTGCCTCCGGCACACCAACCAAACGCGACAACCGATTGAATTTGCTCGCGCCAGTCAGTCACCATTTTTCAAGTAAGTCAGTCGTTCCAGAAACCCGAAAGCGAGCGTAGAATACGCATATGAGCCGCAACCCCAGCTTCACCAAAGCCCAAGTACGCCGAGCGGTTCAAGCCGCGGAGAGCGCCGGCCTGCGTGTGCGTCGGGTGATGATCGGCCGGGATGGTTCGATTGTGGTGGACGGCGGAGACGCGTCAGTGGTTCCCGTTGACAACCAGGCCAAAGCACTCGCAGCGTCATGGGATGACGTCTGATGGGGGCGCGGGTGGCAAAGATCAAGCTGCGATACGTCGATGAGTATATCGACCGAACGGGCAAGCTACGTCGGTATTTCCGGAAGGGCGGGAAGCGGATCGGCCCGCTGACCGGAGAGCCCGGCTCAGAAGAGTTCATGGCGGCCTATGCCGCGTATCTGGCGGAGAAGCCGGCGGCGGCCAAGGTCACCCAGCATGCGGACTCGCTCGGCAAGCTGATCATCGATTTCTACGGCAGCCGCTTCTATACGGATCTGAAGCCGTCGAGCCGACAGCTCTACAAATACGCGCTGGAGCCGATCGCCAAGGCGCACGGGCACCGTTCCGCGAGCACCATGCCGACTGAGGCAGCCGAGAAGATCATCAACCAGATCGGCGCCGAAAAGCCGGGGATGGCGAACCTGACCCGCGCCGTGCTGCGCCGGCTGTTCCAGTTCGCAATCAAGACCAAGCGCCGCAAGGATAACCCCATGGTGGGGATTGATCCGTTCAAGGTCGGCGAGCACCACACATGGACCGACGCCGAGCTGAAGCAGTTCGAGGACAAATGGCGCCTAGGAACGCGCCAGAGGCTCGCCTATGCGCTGTTGCTCTACACGAGCCAGCGCGTCGGTGATGTGGCAAAGATGAGCCGGGCGGACGTCGCTGACGGCCTGATCCACGTCGTACAGCAGAAGACAGGAGCCGACCTATGGGTGCCTATCCATCCGGAACTACAGCGAGCAATGAAGGCATATCCTGCCAAGGGCCTAACTCTGGTGGGCGATGCCAATGGGCGACCGCTAAAACGCCCTGCCTTAAGTGCCCTGATGCGATCGGCAATCAGGTCGGCCGGCCTCTCATCCCGCTGCGTATCTCACGGCCTGCGCAAGGCCTCTATGAGACGACTTGCTGAGGCTGACAGCACAACGAACCAGATAGCCTCGGTCTCCGGCCACAAGACGTTGAAGGAAGTCGAGCGCTACACGAAGGCTGCCAATCAGAAGAAAATGGCCCGCCAGGCCATGGACAAACTGCCTAACAGAAACGGCAAGACTGCCTAA